AGCCGCAGCGACAAGCGCCCGATTATGAGCGACCTACGCGAGTCTGGCGCCATCGAACAGGACGCCGACGTGATCGCATTCGTCTACCGCGACGAGGTCTACAACCCGGACTCGGACGACAAGGGTGTGGCCGAAGTCATTGTCGGCAAGCAGCGTAATGGGCCAATTGGGACCGTCCGGCTGCATTGGCAATCCCAGTTCTCCCGCTTCGACTCGCGCGCGGGGGTGACGGGGTGAACAAGCAAACTCGCCTGTATCTCGTCATGGGAAACACGCTCACGGAGGGTTGAGCGATGATCCTCTGCGGCATCTGCAAAATCCCGTTCACGCCCAAAAGCGTTACGGCGCGCTATTGCAGCTCTTCGTGTTTGAACCTTTCCAGGCACCGGAGAGGCCGTCCGGCGCGCTCTAATGCGTCCGGATTGCGTTTGGCGGCTATTCCGGTGCCAGCCGCCGCGCGACCAACTGAGTTGCTTGGCTGTTTAACCCCCGAAGGCGTGGACGAACACCGCCGCATTTGGTGCGTGTACTACGACCAATGCCTCGCGGTTGCCGAGGCATATTTCTGGCGATCGTTCAGCTGCCGCAGTTGCGACGTGCGCGAGGAAACGCCGATCGCGGAACGCAAGGCAGAGGCGGCGATCTGGGCGGTAAGGGCGAAATAATGGCTAGGGGCGGGAAAGCATATCAACGCCCGTCGCGTTATCATCGCATGACGTTCGCGGAGAAAGCACACCACAGCCGTGTGCTGGTTCGGCCGCGGTTCCGTTGTATCAAGTGCCAAGTGTTGGTGGATGATGCCGACGCGCCTTCTCATGCCGGGCGCTGCTGGATTGATGTGGTCATGGGACTGTTTGTTAAGGTCAGTTGACTTCGCTGTAGTTTCCTGATCGCAACAAGCATGTGGCGGAAGAAACAAAGCCTCCGATTCTAACGGGACGCGATCCGGTAACTGGGCGTTTCGGAGCCGGTAACCCAGGCGGTCCCGGCGGTCGTCGCAAGATGTCCGAATCCGAGCTCACCATGCTCGGCGATGCAGCACCGAAGGCGATTCAGGCACTAATTGAAGCGCTGGACGCTGATAGGACGTTTCTTGTCGGTGCTGGCGACAATTCACGACTTGAGACTGCGCCCGATCACGACGCGAGGATCAAGGCTGCCAACGCACTACTTGATCGCCTCTACGGAAAGCCCGCACAGACGGTTAGCGGCGACGGTGGCGGACCGGTTCATTTCAGCGTTGACCTGATCAAAACCGTTGCTGACCTGGCGGCAAAGCGTGGGTAAGAGCCTTGCGAAGCTCGCCATTGAATCTGTCGGTGCGGACGGTTTCTTGAACGCCGTCCCCGTCGAAGATCACCAGCGTTTGCAATACGAGTGGGGAGTATGGGCTCGACCGGAGCAGTTGCCGCCTGATGGCGATTGGACGTTTTGGCTACTACTGGCGGGGCGCGGTTTTGGGAAAACTAAGACAGGCGCCGAATGGGTCCGCGCAGTCGCTGAAAAGCATCCTGGCTGCCTGATCGCGCTCATCGCTCGCACCGCCGCTGACGTTCGCACGACCATGCTGGAGGGGCCGTCAGGTTTGCTGTCGGTTTCGCCGCCATGGTTCATGCCGCACCACGAGGCGTCGAAGTGCAAATTGACATGGCCGAATGGATCGGTCGCGCTGCACTTCTCCGCCGAAGAGCCAAAGGGATTACGCGGCCCTCAATTCAATTTCGCGTGGTGCGACGAGCTCGCGGCATGGCCAACACGCGCCGACGAGGATGGCGAGCCCGGCATCCCCGGCGCATGGTCACAACTCCAATACGGGCTGCGCATGCCCCATGCAAAACCCCGCGTGCTGATTACGACAACGCCGCGCCCAGTTCGGATCGTTCGCGAATTGATCAATGACCAGCAGTCGGTTGTCGTGCGCGGCTCGACGTTCGACAACGAAGACAACCTTGCGCCGGACTTTGTCGCGCGAATGAGGTTGAAGCATTCCAACACGCGCTTTGGACGCCAGGAGCTCTATGCCGAGATCCTCGACGACGTTCCGGGCGCACTCTGGACACGCGACATTCTCGACCGCACTCGCGTCCAATCCGCTCCCGAGCTGCGCCGCGTCATCGTAGCCGTCGATCCGTCAGGCGGTCACTCCGAGGACAACGACGAGCAAGGCATCGTGGTCGCCGGTCTCGGTATCGACGCGCACGGGTACACATTGGCCGATCGCACGTGCCGACTCTCGCCCGACGGCTGGGGGCGCCGCGTTATCGAGGCGTACCAAGAATTCAAAGCCGACCGAATCGTCTTCGAGGCCAACTACGGCGGCGAAATGTGCGAGCACGTCATTCGCACGGCCGCGAAGGCAGTGGGTGTCAAGGTGGCGACGAAAGCCGTCAAAGCCACGCGCGGCAAGGTCGTGCGCGCCGAGCCAGTGGCGGCGCTATTCGAACAAGGCCGCGCGCACCATGTCGGAAATTTCGACGCGCTCGAGGACGAGCAGTGTCAGTTCACGCCGCTCGGCTATGACGGCAGCCCTAACCGAATCGATGCCGAGGTGTGGGCGTACACAGACCTCATGCTCGACGCTGAGCGCGCTCAAATGTTCGACATCGGTCCCATGCCAGGAAGGCGCCTCTAATGGCCCGCCCCCCAATTAGGCCCTACGGCGAACTGATTCTCCCCGTCTTCACACAGTGGGAGCGCGTCGGCAGTATCACCGGAATTCTCCAATCACTCGAGATGGGCATTTTCTACGACGCCGCCTTGCTCGTCACGCAAATGTATCGCGATGACCGAATTCGCGCCGTCATGGACGTGCGCGTCCAATCCATTCTCGGCGCTCCGATGCACATGGAAGTCGAGGATGAGCGTGAGCGGAAAAAGGCTCAGCGTATCTCTGACGACGCCGAAGGCAAATGGTCGCGCATGGCGCCGGACTCCGAGCTCGCATCGTTGCTCCATTGGGGGCTTCAGCTCGGCGTTGGGTTAGCACGCAAGGAGTGGACTCGTACGGCAAGCGGCGAGTGGTTGCCGACGATAAAAACATGGCATCCGTCGGCGCTCTGGTTCCACGTCGGCGATGACACGTACATGCTTAACACCAAGCAGGGCGTGATCCCGATCGAGCCCGATGACCCTAATTGGCTGCTGTTCACGCCTTATGGTCACAAGTATGGCCGCCTCGAAGGCATGATGCGCCACCTGGCGATGCTCTATCTCTGCCGTCAGTGGGCGTTCCGTGATCGCGCTCGCCATTCCGAGCGGCACGGCCTGCCCTTTCTTCAGCTCATCGTTCCCGCCGAGGCCGACGAGAAGGACAAGGACACCGCGCGCAAGGCGATCTCCGCGCTCGGAACCGAGACGGTCTCGGTCACGCCGCAGGGGCAGCCGGGCAACATGTTCGATTGGAAATTGATCGAGCCAAAAGCAAACAGTCACGAAACATTCTCGTCGCAAATTGACCATCTGGATAAGTGCATTGCGATTGTCGCGCTCGGTCAGAGCATGTCGACCGAAGGCGTGAGCGGTCTCGGCACGCAAGCGAAAGCCGGCGACACTGTCCGCAGCGATATTAAGCGCTTTGACGCAAAGTGCCTGAGAACGATTGGCACTGATGTCCTCGGCGACTGGGCGCGTTTCAATCACGGCGAAGACGAGCTGAGGCTGTATCCCTGTTACGAGGTCGACCCGCCGGAAGACGGGCTGAAAAAAGCACAGGAATTGTCATTTCTCGGCGATGCGCTCGACAAATTGGCGAAATACGGCGTCGATACGCGACAAATTCTCGAGGGAAGCGGCATCCCCATGCTGAGCGAGGAAGAATTCGCAAAACAGCAGCAAGAGCAGGCTCAAATGCAGGCCGATGCGCAGGCCGATGCGCAGGCAGATGCGCAGGCAGATGCGCAGGCAGATGCGCAGGCAGATGCACCCGCCAATGGTGCTAAGGCGCCGACCGATAGCGCCATCGCGCCGAGCAATGGCGTTCAGGCAGCCTCTTAGTAAAAACTTCTTGCATTAGAAATTTCGTTCTGATCGTAACGTCAATGTGGAGACTGAAAAGCGGCTTTTCGTCGCATCGCTAACAGGAGACGGAAACGTCCCAAGCGAACTTCGTCTCTTTCATTCCGGCGTAAACGAATACAGCGACGGCGATAAAATCCTCTTCGACGAGGAATCGGCCAAATCAATCATGGGTCGATATGCCGCGCGCGGCGTCGACCTGATGGCCGACTACGAGCACCAGTCGCTGCAACGGCCGCCGATTGAGGCTCCCGCCAGCGCCAAGAAGTTTGTCCCCGAGATACGAGGCGGCGACTTAATGGCGACCAACATCGCATGGACCGATCGCGCTCGCAGCATGATCGCGGCTGGTGAGTATCGCTACTACTCGATTGCCGCAAAGGTCGATCCGAAGACGGGCCGCGCAGTCGAGCTTATCAATTTCGCACTGACGAATAATCCCGCCGCCGTCGGCATCGCGCCGCTAAAGGCGGCATCTGCAACGCAAGAACAGCCCGATAGCGATGACCCGTCGTCGACGGCGCATGACTGGCTGAAGGTTCCGATCATTTCCAGGAGATCTTCCAATGGCTGAAGTGAATGAGTCGCTATTTATCGCGCTTGGACTCAAGCCCGATTCGGATACCGAATCGGCCGTGATCGCTGCCAGTGACTTGGCGGAAATCAAGCAGAAGCTGCTGACGATCACTAAGACCGCGAGCGCCGCCGATGCCCTTGGCGTCGTTCACGCGAACGCCCTTGCGGCCGAGCGCTATGAAGCGGCCGAGCGAAAGCTCGAGAAGATTGAGAAGGAGCAGGCCGAGAAGGATTTTGACAGCGTCGCCAAGGCTGGCGATCTCGCCGGGAAGTTCACCCCCGCGATGGCCAAGTCTGAATGGGCGAAGGAATTGCGGCTCAAGGGCGCCGATGGTGTCCGCGAGCTCAAGTCGTTCCTGCAGCACGCGCCAGTGCTCGTGAGCCGGAAGCCGATCATCGACGAGTCCGATGAAAGCGAAAACATCGAGCTGACCGAGAAGGAAATCGAAGTCGCCAAAAAGATGGTCGGCGATGACGCGGTCGCATTGAAGAACCGTCTCGACATGCTTCGCGCGTCGAAGCTCGATGAAATCCGTTTGCGCAAAGCGGTTCGCCGCTAGGAAAGGGTTAAGACAATGGCCGGTTTGAGCGCAGAGCGAAGTGTATCGAGGAAGGGCGCCGAGTCTACTGCTACGCCGCCCATCGTCACTGTTGGCGTCAAGACCAATGTGAAGATTTGGAAGGGTGCGCTAGTGGTAATTGATTCGACCACTGGCTGGGGAATTCCGGGAGACAACGCCGCAGCGACGTATATCACGATCGGCGTGGCAACCAAGACCGTCGATGCTACTGGCATTTCCAGTGGCACGCTGACTGTCGATTGCGTTCGCGGGATCTTTCCCTTCAACAACAAGGGCGGCGATCTGGTGGTGCAGGCCGATATGGGCAAGAAGGTCTACATCCAAGACGATAACACCGTTGCGCATACCGCGGGCACTTTGTCGGTTGCGGGCGTGTTCTTGGGATTCGACGAAAACAGCTTGCCGCTGGTGCAGGTCGGCAATCTGTCGGCGACTGGAGTGTAACGAAGTAACCCATTTCCGCCCTGTCGAGGGCGCCCGAGTCGCGGTGATTCGGACGCTGTCGAGAAGGCAAAGGAAAGCGACCAATGGATATCACGCCTTCCAACCTCAGTGCATTCTTCCAGAATCTGCGGCTCGATTTCCAGTCGAGCTATCAGAACGCTCCGACGTTCTATCAGCAGATTTCGACGACCATTCCGTCGACCTCGGAGCAGAACGTCTACGGTTGGATGGACTTCATTCCCCAGCTTCGTCAGTGGGTGGGTGAGCGTTATGTCCGCAACGTTGTGGCGCGCAGCTTCACGGCGACCAACCTGCTCTTTGAGGACAACATCGAGGTTCCGCGCACCAAGATTGAGGACGATCAATATGGCCTCTATGGCGTGCGCGCCGCGATGCTGGGACGCGCGGCAGCTCTTTGGCCGGACGTTCAAGTGGCGAACGCGGTCATCAACGGCGGCGCGGCGGCGTCGCTGTGCTACGATGGTCAGTCGTTTTTCTCGAACGCTCACCCGAAAGATCCTTCGGGCGAGCTCTCGGGCACCCAGTCGAACGACCTTGCGACTGCACTTAGCGGCGCCGCGTTCGCAACTGCTCTGTCAACTGGCAAGAGCTATGTGGGTCGCGACGGCGTTCCAATCGGCGCTTTCTCGTCTGGTCGCCCGATCTTGATGGTCGGCCCCACTCTCGAGAAGACGGGCCGCGATATTGTGGCTGCGAACTTCTTCTCGCCCGCTGCTCAGTATGGTGCGGCTGCGGCGAATGCGCCCAGCGATAACACCTTCATGGGTGCAGCCTCGCTATTGGTGAATCCGTATATCACCAGTTCGACGGCCTGGTACCTGATTGACGGCTCGTTCCCGATGAAGCCGTTCGTGTGGCAGCTGCGCACTTCGCCGGTGTTCCAGAGCCGCATGGCCGAAAGCGACGAGCCAGTGTTCACCCGTGACGTCTATCAGTGGGGCGTGCGCGCTCGCGGCGTGGCGACCTATGGCCTCTGGTGGCTGGCGATCCGCGGTAACTCGTAACTCGTAAAAGCGAATGGCAAACATCATTGCAGAGCGCAGTCTCAGTCGGATGGGTCCGGGGAATGAGCTTCTCCCGTACCTGCTCAATCTTCCGATGTCGGCGTCGACCAAGATCTGGAAAGGCGCGTTGGTCGGCGCCTCCACGGTTGTTGCCACCAAGGGACAAGCGGTCAAGGGCGGAGCGACTACCGCGCAGCTGATCTTGGGAATTTCAGAGCAGACCGTCGATAACTCGGCGGGATCTGCCGGCGCGCTGAGTATCAACGTTCGCGGTGGTGTCTTTAAGTTCTCGAATCTCGATTCGATCGACCTTCAGCATGTTGGGCAGCCCTGCTATGCCTCGGACGATCAGACGGTTGCGCTCAGCGATAACGCTGGCGCGCGTCCTCAGGCTGGCGTGGTTGTCCAGGTGGATTCTGATGGTGTTTGGGTTGCAGTCGGTCTTGGCGTCAATCCAAGCGCTACACTGGAGGGGGCGATCTATCTAGCTCTCGATCTGACGAGCGCCGCTAACGCAACGCTCTACACGTTCACGCCTCAGTTCAGCGGCAAGATCAAGAAAGTCACGATGTCGGTGAATAAGGCCGGAGCTGGAGCCGGCGCGACGGTCACGATCACGCCGAATATTGCTGGCACTCCTCTTACCGGTGGCGTTCTGACTCCGACGCTCGGCAATACGACGCTGGGCGCAGAGCTCACGGCCACCAGCGTGACCGGCGCGAACATGTTTTCGGCCGGCCAGTCGATCACGCTGGTCGGCTCGTCGTTCACCGCTTTCACCGCTGGCAACGGAACTGTCGTTCTTCATCTCGGCTAGGGAGAAGAAATGCTGGTTAAGGTTTTTGCGACTAAGCCCGAAGGATTTTGGTGGAAAGCACCGTCTTGGAGTGAAGGTCGGGGATTTTCAATGGAATCTGCCGTCGATCTTGACCTCGAGGAAGCCGATCTTCAGGCGCTGAAGGACCATGTCGCGGCGGGATTTTGGCTTCGATATGAACTAATCGAGGCTCCCAAGCCCGTCACTGACAAGGCCGACAAGAAGAAATAATGCCCGTTCTCGCCGGCACTATTTACGCAACGACAACCGACCTAACGCGGCTCGGCCTACTCGGCGGCGCGTTGGCGAATGTTGATTCGAACGCACAGACCGAGGCATTGCAATACGCCTCGGCGACGGCCGACTCGTATTTGCAAAGTCACTATGTTCTACCTATTTTGCAGTGGGGCTACGACCTCGTCGGGAATGTCTGTGCCATCGCCGCGTGGACGCTCCTCGCGGCTCGAGGCTATGCGCCGCAGTCACAGGGCGACCAGAACATCCGGCAGCGGTACGAAGACGCACTGAAGTGGCTAGATGAGGTTTCGAAGGGCATCCAGTCGCCGATCAACTTGATCGACTCCTCGACTCCTCCGAGCCCCGGCGACGGCGAAATGGTCTCCCGCATCGATGGCTTCGCAGTGGTGACTACCGACGTGCGCGGATGGACCGATCGCGGAGTCGGGACGCCAGTCAATTGCGATTGGTGGAACCGATGAGCGAGATCCAGGGAGATCGCATCGTCGCGCCGGACCCGCTTGAAAATATCTTCGGCGTCACCGGCTGGAACGTCGTTCACGCGCCGAGCTCGGCGACCCAGGCGATTGCAACCAAGTCAGCTGGCGCGGCAGGCGTCAAGCATGTCTGCTATGGCATTATCGCCAGCATCGCATGCGGTGCGACCGCGCAGACGCCGATCACGGTTCAGCTACTCGACGGTGCGAGCGTCATTCTATCGGTGGCGATCTCGGCTCCCGCGAATCAAAGTCAGCAAGTGGCGTTGACCGGGATTTATATGGTCGGCACTGCCGCAACGTCCATGACGCTACAGTTTAGCGGTGCCGGTGTTACCTCCAGCGTCGAGAACGTCACCCTGATCGGATTTGACGTGATCTGATGTCCGTCGGCGCCCTAAAAACGCTAATGACGTCGTTGCAGGGTTCGGCGTTTCTTGCTGGCGTCAACGTGCTATTTGGCGAGGAAGAGATCGACGACGAGTCGTCAGCGCCTCCGAAAGTGGTGCTAGTCCCCGTCGGTGGCCCGTGGGAATCGCCCGGATATGTCGCTGGAATCGACCCGGAAACGATGAATATTTGGGAGACGAAAGAGAATTGCGATGTTTATTGCATTGCATTCTCGACGACGACGAACGCGCAGCCGATTGACCACGCCGATGCGGTCGAGACACTTCGACAGCAGGTGCTGAGCGCGTTTCAAGACCAGCGCAATACGGCGGCAACTGATGGATCGAATCAGCCCGGTTTGTATTGGAAGCCGATCAGCGGGCGATGGGAATTGCGGCAAAACGCACTTGTTCGTTATGGGCGTTCTTATGTGTTCTCGGTGATGGCTGATATCTCGGTCCCAATGTCTCCCCCTACGAACCAAGCGACGATTACGAGCGAGCAGATTTCGGCAACGGTTACGACGCCTCAGCACGTGGCGTAGACGTAGAGACGCAGTCTTACCGCGCTGTCCTGAGTCTCTGACCACGGTCGGGGATTGAGGAGAGCGCCGAGGTAAAAATGGCGCTTCCCGGCATTACCGAAAACGTTCTCGACGGCAATCTCGGTCTCCAGCCGGGATCGAATTCTCAGGTCACGCTGTGGATGGGCTGCTGTACTGCGGGCGTTCCTAATACGCTCGCGACCTACGGCGACATCGCCACGATGACCACTGCGCTTGGCGCTGGCGAGCTGCTCGAGGCGTCGGGATACGGCATCCGCGCGGGTACTCCGCCGGTGATGGTCATGCCGATGAACCCGGGCACTCGTGGCGGCGTCGGCGCTGTCACGCACACGGGACCCGGCGCGCTGGCGATCACGCTGACCATCGCGCCGCACGTCTCTATCACCATCACCTGCACGACTGGCGGCACGATCGGAACTGCGGCCTTCACGTTCGCTCTCGGCAGCGGCACCGCGAGCGCGCCTGTGGTGTCGCAGGCTAGTTGGACCTCCACCGGCTTCCTGGTGCCCGGCACCTATTGCACGGTCGTCTTCACCGCTGGCTCGTATATCTCGGGCGGCTCGGCCGACATCTATACGATCTCGACGCTGGGTGCGATTGCGCATCCCCAGGGCGCTGGTCCGGCGGTTCCGACGTTCACCGCGAGCCCGGTCGATGCCTACAGCCCCAAGATCACGATTACGACTGGCGGCGCGGTTTCCACGTCGCAGTTCACCTACGCGCTTGATGGGCTGATCAACGCCAACGCACAGCAATCGGCCGTGGTCACCTCGGCGGCGTCCTATGCGCTTCCGGGAACCGGAATCGTGCTCGCGTTCTCGGGTAGCGCGACTGCCGGCGACACGTATACGTTCCAGAGCGTTGGTCCTCAGCCTGGCAGCTCAGATCTCACTGCGGCGCTGACGGCCCTGCAAACCACGCTGCTCAATCAGGCGACGTATTCGCAGGTCATCTTGCTCCAGACTCAGGCGAACGCGGCCGGCTGGGCATCGACGGTTGCCACTCTCGAAACTGCCCGCCTCGCCCTGTTCGCACTCGGCGTCTATGTCGACTTCTACGTCGGTGGCCCGACCCTCGGCACGGTACTGCCGAACGCGGGAAGCATCACCGTCGACGTTGCCGACACCGACTCGGTCCTGATCGCGGCGCGCGCTGGCATGTCGGGCCGCCCGGTCCCCTGCGCTGGCGACTGGCTGATGAATTCCCCAGTGAGCGGCATCCAGTTCCGCCGCAATGCGGTCATGGCTGCCGGTGCTCGCGGCTCGAAAGTCTCCCCTAGCCAGGACGTCGGCGCTTTTGCAGACGGCGGCATTGCAAGCGCGGTCAGCTTGTTCCGAGACGAGAACGCGACGCAAGGTTTCTACACCGCGGGCATCACATGCCTCCGTACCTATGGCGCCGGCTCGCCAATCTTTCTGACTCGCGGCCTAACGGCTCAGCCGTCGAACAGCGATTACTACCCGCTGGCGAATAGCCGCGTGATGAATAAGGCATGCGGTATCGCGCGCCTCAATGCGCAGATCTATATCAACGCAAAGATTCCGACGACCACGCGCAACGGGCAGCCCGGAGTCATCACCGAATCGAAGGCGCAGGAAATCGAGAATAAGATCTCGGCTGCTCTCCGCGCAGGCTTGGTCGACTCGTCGCCGCAAGACGCGGTAGGCGCCGCGTGCATCGTCACCCGCACTAATAACGTGTTCTCGACGGGCACGTTGATTCTGACGGTCGCCGTTCAGCCCTATGCCTACGCGCCGTACATCGTAATCAACCTCGGCCTTACGGTGAGCTCGAACTAATGCGCTGCTGCGTCAAATGCGGCTGCGCTGAGGCTCTGCACATTCGCGCAGACGGTGCGTGTCTTGGCTGCGGTCGCTGTGACGGTTTCGTCGCTGCTTGGCCCACGGAAGAACCTGCGCCTCAGCCCATCGAGGAGAAGAAGGCATAACCCATGGCTCAGAACACCTCGATCAACGGCATTCGATACGACTTCACCTCAATCAAGTTGACCGGCTCGAGCGCGCCCCAATTCGGCGGCGTGGCGTTTCAATATCCGCGCGGCGTTCTCCAGTCGCTGACCTATGAGGCCGCTCAGGACGCCGGCATTGTGCAGGGCAATCAGATTACGACTGTGGGCCGCACCAATGGCTACGGTCTTGGCACTGGCACCGTAGAGCTGCTGGTGAGCGAGTTCGACGACTGGGCATTTCTGATCACTGGCGGCGGACAGACGCCTCTCATGTCGGTCTTTTTCGATTACCAGGTCTCATTCAACGTGAACGCGATCGACGTTCGCACGGACACGCTCCAGGGAATCAAGATCACCAAAGTCGGCGCCGCTCAGCAAAAGGGCAACGACGCCGTTACCCGCACTTGCGACCTCTCGATCGCGCGCATCTGGATGAACGGCGTTCCGCTGTTCGGAGACCCCGCGCAGTGATCTTCGCTTTGAAATTCGGCCTTGAGTTCGGTGCTGCATTCTGCGGCGCCCTCGTCGGCCGTCTCGTCCACAAGGAGTTCCCATGTCCGCAACCCCATCGCCGGAAAAGATCAACGAGCTAAAGCAGAAGTTTCCCGAGCGCTCGCTTCATCAAGTCGACATCACCATTTGCGGCGAGACGCATACGCTGCTCATGACCGGTCCGAGCACCGTCGAGTACGACAAATACACCGACGAGATGCTGAAGGCGATCGAGCTAAAAGATTCTGCCGAGAAGCAACGCGCCTTGCGTCGTGCACAGCTCACCCACGTGCTGGCGGAGACGCGCTGGCCAGATCGCGATGACGTTAATCGGCTATTCGAGCACGCACCGGAAGCCGTCGACGAAATGCAGAAGCCTTGTCGCGAGCACGCGGGTTCTAGCGCTGAGGTGCGATCAAAAAAACTCTAGCCGCTCTTGAGCAGGCTCGAGGGCGGTGGGAGCCACCGATTTACGCAGCACGGGCACTACGAGCAGCACTGAAAGGAGGCGAGAAAGTGGAGACCACGATAGAGGAAGACGTTGGATTCCTACTCCTCGCTGACCTCATCAGCATGGTTCGCGACTTCCACGGCGCGTACTTGAAGGTGAAATAGTGGAATCGTTTGCATTCGAACTAAAGCTAGTCGACTCCGTCAGCGCCTCAGCGAAAAAGGCGACTGATTCGGCTCGCCAGTTCGAGACGCAAGCAAAAAAGACTCAAGCCGCACTGGATTTCTCAAAAGAGCTGGAGAAAACCGAAACACAGCTGAAGCGGTTGAAGGTCGACCCGGCTGGGTTCCAGCGCTTGGTGTCAGCGCAGAAGGAACTAGCCGAGCGTCGCAAGGAACTTGGCAAGGACACTTTCGCCGACGGATTGAAGGAAGGTTTTTCATTCGAGAAGATGACGAGCGCGGCATTCCTCGGCACGCTGCTCGCCGAGTCGCTGATCGAGGGTGCTAAGAAAGCCGTCGAGTTCATCACCGAAGGCATCAAGATGGCGTTCGAGGCTGGCTCCAAGGCCGAGACTAGCCGCATCGGTTTCGAATTGTCGCTAGGCAAAGGCGAGGCGGAAAGCACTCTCGAAGACATTGAGCGTTTCTCGAAGCTGACCGGCCTCACGTCGTCGCAGATCGAGCCGATGATGCTGCAGCAGCGCCGCTCAGGCATGAGCGAGGACGCTGCACGTCAGAATATGGCAATGGCGCTCGATGCTTCGGCTGGCATGGGCAAGGGCGGCGACACTGGGACGATCAACGGCATTATCGAGGGACTGACTTCGATAACCCGTCGAGGTGGAATCACCAAGAAGCAGCTGAATGGTCTCGGCGTTAGCGATCAGAGTATCCCAGACTTCTACAAGGCGCTCGGCAAGTCTCTCCATGTCAGCGCCAAGCAAGCCGAGAAAATGGCCGAGGAAGGCGGCAAGGTCGACCCTCAGCTGATCCGAAACATCATCGGCAAGTCGATCGAGAAACAGCAGGGCGGCGAGCTCGGCACCGGTGCTGAACGATTCAGCCACAGCATGGAAGCGCGGCTGAACAAGCTGAAGTCTCTTCCCGAGGAATATTTCCGCGAAATCTCAAAGTCCGATTCATGGAACAAGCTCTCCGACAAGTTCGGCGAGTTTCTCACCAAGCTAGATCCGAAATCGCCCGAGGGTCAGCGGATCATGGGTTCGCTTTTTGGCGTCTTCGAGAAGCTAGAGGGTCTCGTCGAGGATCTGCTCAAGCCAGAGAGCATCGACGCATTCGTCTCTGGACTCAAGGACGCCGCTGACGCCGCCAAGTCACTGCTTAGCGTGTTCGCGGGAATCGTCGACGCCATTCGCAAGATCGACAAGTTCGACGAATTTCTAGCTAACGCATTCATTCCTGATCAAAGCGATCCAAGCGGCAAGCTTCACAAGATCGATCGGCTGCGAAAAGAGATTAATACCGGTCAGCTCACCAAGACCGAGCGCGAGCAGCGAGAACGAGATATCGAGAGCACCAAGAAGTCGTTCACGCCGTCCGAGCGCGCCGACTATCAAGCGGCTACCAAGACGGTTGCGCCTGCCGCTGCGAATACGGGCAAGGCGCTCGTTAGCATGAACGTCCAGAACGTGATCCATATGCGCCATGAGGGCGACGACGACGAGAAGGCGCGCAAGGCCGCTCAGCACGTCGAGAAGCATGTTGCCCACGCAATGGAAAAAGCTACGGGGCATAGCTAATGGCTGGCGTCAGCGATTTCATCGCCAAACTCGAGAAGCTTGCCGGCGCGGAGGTGCAAGACGCCATCGCTAACAAGGTGGCTACGGCTGCGCACGAGGAATGCCTTCGCGGATTCATTGAGCAGCGCGACCCGTACGGCGTCGCATGGGCGCCGCGCAAAGGTCGAGGCAACTGGAATCTACTCGACAAGACTGGCAAGGGTCTCAACTCGCTGACTGCTGACGTCTCTCGCGGAAGCGCCCGCCTCAAGATCGTCGGCTATTTCCGCTTTCACCAGTCGGGCACGTCCCGCATGGTCGCACGCAAGATCTTTCCCGACGAGGCGCGCGGTCTCGGCACCTGGGCCGAACCGGTGCGCGCCGCATCAGTCGACGCCGTGCGCGAGTTGGTCAATGGCCGATAAGGTTCCATACCAGGGAGTCACTCAAGAGGCGTTCAGCTTCTGGGCGAAGCCCGTTCTTAAGGACTCGACGGGTAAACTCTATTGTCCCGGCTTCGAGGGCGCGACCTATCTCCAAAACGAATACGACTTTCTCGTGTTCGGCACTAAGAGCGACGCTAGCGGCTACGGTCCTCAAGGTTTCTCGTCGACGACTCCGGGCAAGGCGACGATTAAGATCACCAAGTTCCGCGATGTCGACAAAAAAAAACAAGCGGGATCGGACGGCGCACGTATCACCGTTCACGGCGTCGAACCCGCCGAAGTAGATATCGAGCTCCTCATCTGGACGCCCGAGCAGTTAAAGGCGCTGAATGCCCTTTGGCCGATCATCTTCCCGAGAGCGTACAAAGACCAGGTTGATGCCTTCGACGTGTCGCACCCGATCTTGCAACTCCATGACGTCAAGTCGCTGATCTTCACCGCCGGCAGCGGTCCCGACATCGATAAAGACCGTGTTGGTCATTTCACCATGCGCGCGGTGGAGTTCCTGTTGCCGAAGAAAAAGTCGGTGACGACTCTCAAGGCGTCGAAGCCGCTCAAGACATTGTTGGATAAAAAGGGCAGCGCGCCAGCTTCTAATACTTCCGAACCGTCCAAATATCCGACGGCGGGAAGCAATAGCAAGAACACCGGCCCATGAGTCTCATCACGATAAACGACATCGGCATCATCTCGGGATCGATCACGATGCCTAAGATCGGGGTCTGGTCGGCTGACGTGGTTATTGATCAGCCCGACGGCACCGGCTTTGACGCTGGCACCGCAGTCAAGATCGAGGGCGACGGCATCACGCTGAATGGCACCGTCGTCGCTGATCGCACGGGTGACTTTCGGGACGCGGTTCACGTGCGGGTTCTCGGTGGCGCTGGAGGAATGGCCAAACTGTCGACTCCGAGGAACTTCGTTCAGCCGGGAGCCTTCATCCGTGACGTGCTGAATGGTCTCACCAGCGATAGCGGCGAGAAACTTTCGAGCGATATCAATAACTCGTTCCTGCAGACGAACCTGACCGCGTGGTCGACCACGAACCAGTCAGTCTCATGGAACCTGCGCGCGCTGCTCAAGTGGCTTGGCCCCTCGTTCAGTTGGCGCATTCTCGACGACGGCACGCTATGGATGGGCACCGAGTCGTGGCCGTCTGCAAGCGGGACCTTTGACATTCTCGAGCAGCACCCGGCGCAGGGATCGTTCACGCTCGGTTGCGAGTCGCCGTTCATTCTTCCTGGCACCTCGCTAGACGGCGTCGGCAACGTCGCGCATGTCGAACACCAGATCGTAAAAAACCGCATTCGCTCCGTTGTATCGATCGATCTGTCAGAAGGGGACCGGGGAATCTCCGGCTCGATTGCTCGCATGGTTGCTGTGAATACCGCCGGCTTCGACTTCTATGCGCTCTATCAATGCACCGTTGTCTCGCAGTCGGCTGATCTCGCGACGGTTGACGTGAAATTCCAAGGCGCCAACGCGAACAAGCTGGCAGGACTGCAGCGCGTTCCGTTTCGCTCGGTCAACGGCTATAAGACACAGCTCGCGCCCAATACGACTGCACTCCTCGGCTGGGACGGTGGCAATCCGCAATCCCCTTTCGCTTGCCTGAGCGCGCCGAGTGATGCCCCGCAAAGCATTACGTTCACCGACTCGGCCGGCGACTCGATCACGATCAGCAATGGCCACGTCACCGTGAAGTGCGCAAACACGACCGTGATCGACGCATCGGTCTCGTCGCTGAAGCTCGGGCTCATCGGTGCGCTGCCTTTTCTCTATCAAGGATCGATTGATTCGATGGGCGTTCCGGTTACCAATAACCCAGCGGCCTCTGCGTCGATCTTGGCGGGCGGCTGATGAGTTTCACGCCCTCAGCGCTTGCACAGCTAATGGCCTCCGCGGCGGGATCCAACATGGCTACCCTTGCGGCGCCTCTGACTGCGTTGCAGTCGTCGATCTCGGGCGGCAATCTCGCACCAGCCGCCATGATGGACGCGATCATCCGGTCGACGTATTGCGCCGCGATCTACAACACGAGCGCCGGGCAGTCGATCCCGAGTGGCACAGGCACGGTTGTTAATTTTGACACGCAGGAATTGGACACCGATAGCGCGGTCGCGACCGGCGCCGGCTGGACGTTCACGTGTCCGACGGGAAAAGGCGGCCTCTATCACGTCTCGGCGGTCGTAGGCTTTGGAACCTTCAACGCCTCGTCGACTCTTTTCACTGGAGTCTTCGTAAGCAGCACCGAGAAGCACCGCAGTAACCGCTATCTCGCCGGAGCTACGGACGCGGTTCCTTATGTGAGTCTTTCCGCCGACGTGGTCCTGGCGGCTGGCGACACTGTTCAGATCAAAGTGCTGCACCAAGCGGGCGTTAACAAGACGCTAGAAGGAATCGGGATCTCCAACCGCATCTGCATTCACCGGGTATTCGGCTCATGAGCACCTTCTACGGCAGCGATAGCAATTGCCTCTCGGACGTCGGCTTGTTCGATCTCCAGATCACCGATCCGAATATCCTGATTGGGCAACGCATCATCCGTCTGCTGCTGACTTCTCGCGGTGGACTTGGCGCAGTCGGTGACGACTCCGATCGCGGTTGGGATTGTCGTCAGTATATCAACATGAAGTTGACGTCGTCGCTCATCGCTCAGGCGTGCCAGCAGATCGCGTTCGAATGCCAAAAGGACGAGGAAGTGGACAGCGCAAGCGTTTCGTTCTCGCTCGATCCGACGACCCTACAGCTGTCGGCGATCACCATCAACATAACCGCCTCGAGCGGACCGTTCACGCTCGTCGGCAACGTCAGCACGATCACCTCTGACCTGGTGTTTTCATTCCAATGACCGCCACACTCGCACAGCTCGTCGTCCCGCAGTCGGTGACCTACTATTTCAACCTGCTGCTGGGCGTGTATCAGTCGCAAGGCTTCCCCGTGCAGTCGTGGCAGCCGGGCGGCGTCGAGCGTACGCGCCTCATGGCATTCGCGACTGCGCTAGCCGACAAGGCGACGAATTATGCGCCCAATATCGCCGCGGGAATCCTCCTCGACTACTCGACGAGTGACGGCAACGGTGGCGGCTGGCTACCACTGACAGCGCTGGAGTTCTATGGCGTCATCCAAAACATTGCCACCTTCACGCAAGGCACAATCACACTGACGGCGGCGTCCGGCGTCTCGACGGCCACCTATGCAGCCGGGACGCTGATCGCAGTCTTCAACGCAACCGGTAAGCGCTACCTGAACACGGGCACGGTCGTGGTGCCGAATGGTCCCGGCAGTGTCAGCGGGACATTTCAGGCCGAGTTCGCAGGCGCCAGCTACAGCGACCCGTCGAACAGCGGCGCGATCACGCTGGTGACTCCGATTCCAGGCGTGACGCTGACTAACCCAGCAGGGAGCTTCTCCTCGGTGGCTCACGTTGGAGCCGGCACCGGGACGCTATCGCTGAGCGGCGTTCCCGTCGGCACGAACCTAATCGTCGTGACCATGAACGGCACGGCAACGTCCAGCCCGGTCGCCTGGTCCTATTCGCTGAATGGATCGGCGCCCGTCTCGGTGGGAACTGTGGGATCGGCTGCAATCGGCTCGACGGGAGTCACTGTCACGCTCGTGAACGGCGGCGCGGGTACCTCGTTTGTCCTCAACGATACATACACATTCACGACGCCGGGCAGCTGGATCACACAGCAGGGCTCGAACATTGAACCCGATCAGGCGCTGATTCAACGGTGCCGCAATAGTCTTGCTGGCGCATCGGCGCTAATTCCGACGCTGGGCCTCTATCAGTATCTCGCGACGACTACTCCCGCGGTGGGCTCTCAGGTCACGCAGTGCATTGTCCAGAACGACGCGACCATCAACAACAAGGTGAATATCATCGTCGCGGGTCCCGGTGGCGTTCTGCCGCCGGCGACCGTGAGCGCAATTCAGACGTATATCAATCCGCGCGCGGCGACCGCTGACCTTCCGGTGGTTGCATCGCCGTCGACACTGGCGATCACCTACGCCGCAACCGTGACGTGCTCGGCGAACCTCCTCACGTCGGTGCAGCAGGCGATCGCACTCGCGCTCCAGAACTACACGAACGGCGCCGGCATCAACGGCACGTTGAGAGTTTCCACCGTGGTCGAGCTCGTCATGTTGATCACCGGCGTCATCGACATTTCCGGCGTGACGATCAACGGCGTCGCCGCAAACCTCACGCTCGGTAGCTCGACTACGTTCGTCGTCGCTAGTGGACCGGCGATCAACTTTAGCTATGTGACGCAGTGAGTACGGCAAATCCGAATAGCTTCACCGAGTGGTGGGCGAATCTCCCGATCCCTTGGCTAGTCACCGGCGCTAACGGGCAAAAGGAAGCCGCCGCGAACGGCGCGGTCCTCGACGGTGAGGTGTCGTTACTCAAGCAAGCCGGCAAGGTCGCAATGCCGGACTTCGGCCCCGCAGACGCATTGCCGCACCAGGCGAACGATCGCGGACTCGTTATCGGGCCGCCTTCGATCGATACGAATCCTCGGCTACGGCTGCGTTCGTATCACGACACGTGGAAGCGCGCAGGTCTTCCCGTGACCATGCTCGAGCAGCTCTATTGGGCGGGATACGGTGGTGCCGTCATCGTACAGCAAAACGGCCTAGCGTATTCGCTGAGCGCGGCGCCCACGGCGGGAGTCGATCCAACTTCGCTGTTGACGATTACGACGCTGAGCGCGACGGCAACGACTATCGCTCCAGCACCGCCCGCTACGCACGTCATTCCCGCCGGCACGCCCTGGTGGACATTCGATGGAAACACCGATCTTTGCGACCGCTGGGCGATACTCTTCCCCGGACCACTGCCTGGATCCGCATTCGTTTGGGGTACAGCGGCGTTCACGGCGAGCTCGACCGCAACTGTGACCTGGTCGAATGTCGGCTATCCATCGCAGTTCCAGGACACCGGCTATCACGTGATTGTTGGCCCGCCAACCGTGACCGACGGCGGCGGGCCGGTGACCGTCGACGTTGACGGCACGAGCAAGACTACTACGACGGCGAACATTATCGCCTCGGGCGCCTTCACAGGTACTGCTGATTGCATTGCCTATCGAATCGGCGACAACCCATTCGGTGCGTTTCAGCTCACGGACCTCGGCGTGATTCGAAGGTTGATTACGCTGTGGAAGCCGGCCCGGACAACGTGCGTCAGCATCTACGTGTTGGTTCAAGGCAGATTCTGGGACTGGCCGATTGCGCATTGGAATGACTCAGGACTCACTTGGGGACCGTCGGTGACGGCGGTATACGCAGGAGCATAGAGAATGTCGACGAACTATACCGGAGTATCGACCGCAAGCGAAGCGCCCTCGCCGGCGCCGGCAGCGGGCGCGGCGCCTATCGTAGTACTACCCGCCAGCGGCGACGCATTGACGGCTGCAAGCGTGGCGCAGATGGCAAAAGTGCCGGCCGATTGGTTGAGTTACATCATGCAGTCGGTTCGACTTGCTCCCCCGCGCCTACCGGTCTCAGCCTCGAGCGGTTTCACCGCCGTAACAAACACCGCCCTTGGCGGCACGATCACCCCCAGCGGCAGCGTCAAGATCGCCACCGGTACGAACTTCGTCATCCTGATCACTCTCGGCGGCGCAGTGGCTACGGCCAAGTTCAAGACGAGCATGGACGGAGGCAACGCCTACGGCGCCGAGCAGACGACTGCGGCGAGCATGACGGATGCCACGAGCGGCATCACACTGGCATTCTCGGGAACATTCACGCTCAACGGTACCGCGCAGTTTCAAAGTGCGTACACGCCGCTGGCGATGTGGGCCGACGGTGGAGGGAAGAATCAAAGCCTTGTCGATCACCTTGGATTTCGTAGTGGCTGGGTCTGTGAGAGATTCGAAGATTGGCTAGGAGCAGGTTCACTGGGAAGCGGATCGATCAATGGCTCACCATATACCG